TTTAAGACCGCGATGTATTTAAGCAGCCAATCCGGCACCGCAGCGCCCATTCTGCCAGCGTTTTCAACGATAGATAGTAATTCGTTCAGTAAGTACCAAACGGCCACCAGAAGGCCGAAAAATGCCCTCGCTGGTGCCTGTACCCCCAGTTGACCGGATACCCTGGCTATTACATAATCAACTACCATTGCCACGGCGATCACACACAGATAGCCAACTTTTTTGATGATACCTTTTGCCCCTTTTTTGCTGCTCCATCCATACCCTTTGTCGTCCGGATGGTCAATAGCTTCTGTTTTGCTGGCAAGCATACCCGTGATATAATCAAGAGCCATCATCCCCATTAAAACGCATAGTACGGGGTACAGGATTCCCAGCCTGTCACTTAAAAAAGCACCGGCCGCGGCCAATGCTCCCTGAATTGCAATTACATATTCTTTTTTCATTTTCTGTGTCTCCTTTACTTCTCCGGATTCTCTTTCAGCCATTTTTCAACCTGCGGCTTCCACCATGCCTGTACCTCTTCCAGCGTCATTTCCCCAGCCCTTATTTTTAACCCGTAAAATCTTCCCATTATAATCCCCCTCCTGCTTGTTCTGCCAGTGTTCCCGCCAACGTGGCTACATCATTGATGGCCCCGTCCTGCACCTGCTGCCCTTCTTCAACTACTGTTACGCGCTCTGTAAGCCGTTCCACGTCTGTTTTAGGACGCAGGCTATAAGTTGTAAGCACCGTACCGTCGGGGGCCACCACAGACGTTTCAGATGCAAGTACAAGGTCGGTATAGGTTCCGACCGTCAGCCCGGCGCCGTTTTTAATCTGCACTTGTGACAGGTTGTCCGGAGTAAGCAGCTCCCAGGTGGCAAGCATCGCCGCACGGTCAGCGGACAGCACCTGTAATGCTCCCAGGCTGGCTCCGGCCTCAAGTTCAATTTCATGTCCATTTTTTAAAATTAGTTTGTCTTTATTCATTTTTTCAACCTTCCTTTCTTTTTGCTGTTACTCGGTTAAATTGTTATTTTGCATTGTTGTTTAAGATAACGTAACGCTTCTCCATCCCCGCCAAACAAAATCGTACGAAGTTCGTACTTTCACTTGTACGCTATCCCTGGATACTCCAAAGGCAATTTGGGCTTTGTAACCATCTATACCTATTGTAAGGATATTAGCACTGATGCCATCAAACGGCGCATGGGATGCCGTCGAATAGGAATAGGCCAAGGATGGGCTGGGAAGGTCGTTTACATCGTTACCCGTATCCAAGCGTGTCACGTTTAGCCATTTATACAGATCGCCATTTTGTATTGTTAATTGAAGGCTAATCATGCCTATCAAACAAAATGTCCCCATACCACACATTGTTTTTCTTGCTTTGGAATGATAAACGATAATTTGCATCCCCTGGGGTTCCAATAATACTAATTTTCAGACCATTATCAAACCATGTGGCATCGGCAGTTTTTATCATCTCGCCATTTAACCGAGTATACAGGTCCATCAGCTTTTTTCCCTGAACAGCGTCCAGGGCATTCCCCGGAACCGTTGCCAGAAGATTATTTATAATCTGACTTTTTGCGACCAGCTCATTTATTACTTTATTGGCGATAGCATCAATCAAAGCCTGCGTGGTACTTTCCCCCAGGGCGGCCACAACCAGGCCATAGGTATCAGTCGCCGTTACACTGGCGGCTGTACCGTCAAATCCGCCGAACCCCTCCGCTATCTGCCGGGCCTCGGCAGCACTGGCGGCCGCATTTGTTTCTGATTGTGCAGCCGCAGTCTTAGAGCTGTCCGCGGCTGCCTGGGAACCGGCTGCCTGAGTGGCTGAAGTTGCCGCCGCTGCTGCTTTTTCTGTCGCCGTGGCAATTGCTGCCTGAATGCTATCAACGGCTGCTTGTGCATTGTGGGCAGCACTGGCCGAATCTTCAGCCGCCTGGTTCACGTTCTGTACCGTATCGTTGACAGTCCCCTGTATTTTTTCAAAGGCTGCCACGTTGGCCGCCCGGACGTCTTTTCCGCGTACCGCCGATTTCCAACTCTCTATTTCTTGACTTAAGTCAATGTTCTCAATTGCCATGCTTACCCCTCCTTATCAACGCATCCCTGGGCGTAAGACATCAAGGCTGTTGCACTGTCAATCACGTCCTGGTTAACTAAGATGCGGTCAAGACGGGCATTGTCCTTTATAATGACGCCTTCGTCATTTATTTCTGAATATGCCATTGACAGCCTGTACCCTACCGCCGTCTGAAACAGTGTTACCGCTGTTATCTTCTTCATATTATCAGTCCCTCCATATATTTTTTGTAATATTCAGCCCCTTCAGCAGCATAATCAACGCTGTCTCGGGCCTTAAGACGGTCCCTTCGGCAGTCAAACCGGTTCTGTTCATATCCACGCTGCTTTGCCTTTATTTCCCAGCCGAACCGCTGGTCTGGCTGGCCGGTAACAGTAAAAAATGCCGGAGTCCTATCCGATACATAAATATTCCCCGGTCCATACGCCTGTAAGAATACCTGATATTCGCACCCAGCATTGACCGTCTCGGCAAAAATACTGTCCAACGTCACGTAACAAAGACCGTCTGCGCCGATTGTTCCGCTCCCTACATCTCCAAACATGGGGGACGCCGTCTCATAAGCCGATAGATGGACGATTCCATAATCTCGCGTATCAACCACTCGACTTTTCCCACCACTTACCTGTAGGGCGCCGCCTATATAAACATCCTCGCGAAAATCTCCGTATTCACAATTCATGTCGATACCATACGACGATGACCTTTTTCTTCCGGTATCGGACAGATATTGTTTTTCCAATCCCCACTCGCTATAAGCTGTATATTCGTCCCCTTTAATGTCAGTGTCCAAATCCTGAGAAAAGACAAGGCGATCCATGATTAATTTTGCTCCTGCCTGCTTTCCAGCATCAGGTTCTGATATCATAATAGACGCCCAGTCTCTCCCCTGCGCATCCCGCGTTTTAAATACAATGCTTTGTGTATTCGTAATCAATTTAAGCCCGGCGTTATCCCATATCCCGATGAGCGTTCCTAATGCATCCAGCATCTTCAGGACGCCGTTCTGGTTCGACAAGCCGCCCAGCTCTAGAGTGCCACCTCTTATTCGGTCAGCCAGCATGGTCCCGACGGTAATAAAGTCCGCTACAAGATTCCCGTCTATTGTCCAGGCGTTACGATATACGCCGTTATATCCACTTGTCGAAAAACCAATCCCGTTTTTATTAATCCGAATAAGGTTCTTTGCCTGGTCCTTGTCTGGTGCATCCATCCACAAAGTTTCCTCCGGATAGCCTGCATCCGACAGTTTCATTACGACATATCCGCCCAGCCCTCCGGTAATTAATTGGGTAGCCTGTTCCACGCGCCGGTTAATCTCTCGATTCGTGCTACTTGCCGTCTGTTCAATTTTTGCGGATATCGTCGCCTGCTGCCGTGTGTTCGTCCCGGTCAACGTGGTCAGCGTACCGCCCAAGGTAATTACGTCCTGCGTTGGATCGTCCAAGTGGATCACCTTTTTGGTAATCAAAAACTGTTTGCTTAGCCCATGAGGGGCGCTTTCCACGGTTGTCCAATATCCCACTCTTAGCTGCTCCATATCAACCTGGATTAAGCTGAGATCCACGGCATTAATCTGCAATGTGAGAGGGAGCTGTGTAATCTCATCCAGGTAAGCCCTTGCTTTTGTAAGCAGATTCTCCGGAAGCGTCACATCCTCCCATTTGTGCGTTCCCCAAATCCGGCCGTACTTTTCTATTGCAGCATCATTCGTAATGTAATCAACGCCGCCGTTTACGGAAGTTATATCAATCTCCTGCGTTCCCGGGGTTCCGTCTGGATTTGTGATATCGACATCAGCTCCGCGGGGAATCAGGCAGGTTATAATCTGCGTGGCATCCCGATATTGGCTTAAGTCCAGTAAATTCTCACCGAACCGTATTACCTGGCCGTTGCTCCCACCGTAATCATAAACATAGTCAAGATATCGTTTATCGCCTTCTTTCCTGGCCCGGAGATAACCGCCGTGTGTCTCAACCAATTTTCCGCGAAGTGCTTCCAATGTCGTCGAATAGTCGCTGTTTTCTCTTCGAATATAATTATTGCTGTCTACCACGGTAATTCGTCCCGGAAGAAATTGCTTTCGCGCCTCCACTTGCCCGTTGTGCGTATCCAACATCTGATTTACAAAATCTATAATACTGCCGGTGTAAATATATGGCCGCTGCTGGCTGTCCAACAAGTACACCAAATCCCCCTCGCAGGTCACTGATTCCGTACCGTAAAAATCGGTTGCTGGCTTTGCCATTCGCCCGACGAAGATTGCTTCATCGTTGTCATAGACGATAATTTCCGATTCAAGGACTTTTAGTTGGTTATAATTGGGATGGGCTGCGTGAATCTGAAAAGAGAAAGTCCCCGCCGCCCCCATCTCTTGCGTAAGTACCGGAGAGAATATCCTCATCATATCATCCACCGGCTCATGCAGCGGATACTCAGCATCATAATTTTTCACATAAACTCGATACACTATAGCACCCCTCCCCTATATGACACGGTTACAGTACCGGTTCCCCGGAAGGTCAATTTCTGTTCTCCGTCCTTAATCACAATCCCGTATATCTTGTTCGTTCCTGCCTTCAGCGCATAGGTTTTTTCCTTAAAATCTACAGTCATATCCCGTGACACGATAATTTCAGGTATCACCCACCGCTCAGTTCCTGGTATATATAGCGTGTAAGAACCTGACACCTGAATCTCTTTATATTCGCGGATTACTCCGTGTTCAAACGAAAAGGTATCCCATAACCAGTCTTCGTCTGATGCGTATAGTTCGTATTTATAGGGTTCCGCATCAACTGTGATTGTGAACGTGCCTAATGTCTGGACACGGGAATATTTTGATATTGTCATCCGGCCATAATAGTAATAATCCGGATCGTCGTCGAAAATCAGTTTACCGTTCTTGCCGTGGAACAGGCGGAGGATTTCCGAAAAAATCCCCGCCCATCGGTCAATCTCGTATCCGCAGCCAAAATTGAGAGTGATTTTCCGGCGACTATAAACCATATGTCCGGATATTGCTGTTGACAAGTCCAGGGAACCATCTGCCCCAGGGATATCCTGATACAGCGTTTTTGGCTCCGGAGGCTGGACACAGTGGCGTTCTTTAAGCGCCATTTTATAAGTCTTCAGCATATTAATGCCGTTGATACTCACGCTTTGATAAATCATCCCGTCCTCACTTTCATTGCCTGCATTTCTCCTAAACTACGATCCATTTCGGCTGACGTATATCCTACCAGTGCTTTCCCGTCAAGAAGAACATACTTCTGTCCTGCGATTGCCGGCAGATATTGGGTCAACATGCCAATCAGTTGACCATCCGACACTCCCTGCGTCATACCGGAACCCTGTATTTCAATCATGGAGCCATTTACAGATGCTGCCAGTGCTTTTACCTGATCCATGACTCTCCATGTGTTCCCTCGGATTCCCTCGGACAGCCCTTCCATCATGTGCGGCATCCACTCCTCATAATAGCGGAGCGGCCCTTTTTCTGGCCGCGTGAAGTGCATATAATCCGATACTGTATTGGCAGCCTCACGGCAGGCTCGTTCAAGTTCGCTAAATTTACCGCGGACGCCGGAAATAAATCCACTCATCATGTCGCGTCCCCATATGGGCGACTGATTTTTAAGTCCACTAATATAATTTGTTGAAGGCGTAAATCCGGTCTGAACCGTCCCCAGCAGGCCCGACAAGGTCGTTCGGATACCGTTTTGCATTTCCTGATAGGCTCCTGTTGCGTCTTCCTTCATTTTCTTCGTCTTATCCCGGTTTACCCTCTCAATTTCCGACATTGTAGTGGCATGGTTGGTTTTAATCGTATCCATTATTGCTTTGTGCTGCTTCTGTACGTCCTTCCATCCCTGTACCCACGCCTGCCCGGCAGATGTTGTCTGACTGCTTACCGTGGAATTAATAGATGACATACTGCTATTGGTGGCCGTAACAATCTGTTGCAAGGAAGCTTTAATCTGTGAAGACAGCCCGGAAGCCCAAGACGTCCATCCGCTTGACATTGTCTTCTGATAATTTTGGGTTGATGATTGGGAGTCTCTCAAGGCACCTGAAAGCGCTTTTATCGAATCGTCCGCCAATTTATCAACTGCACTTAAAACCTGGTTACTTCCGTCTGTAATTCCTTTCGCATATCCCCCCGTATAGTCATTGCCAATTTGACAAGTCTTTTTCGCTGGGGAATGACTATCAATTGATTTTTTTAACTCGTCGATACTTGTTTTCCCAACCGCATCGACTGCCTTTCCAACTTCTCCGGATGAACTGGAAATTCCGCCTGCGTAACCGGAGCCAAAATCTCCACCAAGTCCTTTTCCTACAGCTCCGAGTTGAGCTTTTTTTGCCTCCAAGACATTTACAGTATCCAGTATCGGTTTTTCCGTTACTCCTGGTAATTTATCCAGTTCCTCCTTGCTTAGCTCCACCAGCCTTTTCATATTATCAGCTTGCGACTGAACCATTTTGGGCGCGCCGCTGTCAACGGCTGCTTGCAATTCCTGATACTGCTGCTGAAAATTCTGGACCTGACGTTCCAACGATTCTTTCGTTGAATTTTCAGCCGTCTGGAAGCTGTTCGCTGCCATCAGTACGGCATCTGCGATTTTTTGTTGATCATTTGATATAATGGCCGAACTAAGTCCTTCATAATTTGATATGGTATTGTTATATCCGGCATAAGCTGTCTCAGCATCCTTTAATGTCTGTTCCTGCTCCGTCAGTTTCTCCTGATAGCCTGCTGCTGCCGCAGCGCATTCGTTCATTTTTCGGGTCAGCTCATCCTCCTGACGGGTGTAATCTTCCCACGTCAGGATTCCCTTGTCCATAAGCCCTTTTATTTCTTCCTGGTATTCCGCCTGTTTCTTCTGTGCCTCGTTCAACTTCGATTTTGTGTCGGTGACATCTTTTTGTGCGTTATTATAAGCCATAAAGGCATTTGTCTGATTTTTAATAGCCTCAGCATAAGCCGCCTCATTGGCTGCAAGCAATGCATTTGCCTGTTTCTTTTCAATTAATTGGTCAATGCTCTTGCACATTTCCTTATAGTTGTCTATCTGATCTCCGGTCATTGAAATCTCAGTTCCAAGGGCGGATGATAATTCCCCTACAATAAAAGCAGCTCGCTCCTCGTATCCCTCCTTTATTTTCCCGTTTTCATCAGTAATGCTTTGCAGTTCTGTAAATAGACTCTGTTCACGTTGTGCTTCTGCATTAACCGATTCAACTGCGTCCCGACGTCGCTGGTTTAATAAATCATAGGATTCATATAGTTCTTCTACTTTTTCCCGATTAGCCTCCTCCTGGTCGGTAAGCTCCACAGCTTTATCATAATATTCCCCGGCATCATCCTTTGCCAGAAGGAAGGCCGCCCCTAAAGCTCCGACGGCTGCAACAGTAAGAAGAATTGGGCCGCCTGCTGCTGATAACGCGGCCAACATTGGCCCCAGGGTGGATATGGCCGTCATTATTGCCCCAATTCCGGTTGCCATCTGTCCTATGATAATCAGCAGGGGGCCGATGGCCGCCACTATAAGCCCAATTGTTACCACCATCTGTTTTTGACTGTCACTTAAATTATTAAACCAATCCATCCATTCCTGAATGCGGCTTATTAGTCCCCGGATCGCAGGGACCAATGTATCTCCGATACTTATCGCTGCCTCCTGAAGCTGGCTCTTTAAAATTGTAAGCTGACCGTTAAGATTGTCCTGCATTACCTCTGCCATGCCTTCAGCCGCTCCCTCCGAATTAGCAATAGCATCCGATAACTTATTGTAGTCTTCTTCGCTGGCATTGATAATAGCAAGCATGCCCGACATGGCCTCTTTTCCAAACAAGGTCGCGGCATATGCGGACTGCTGCTCCTGAGTTAATCCCTCAAGAGACTGAGTGCCCAGGGCGAGTGCAAGGTTCTGTGCCACCTGGGCTTTGTTTGTCTGCTTGGTGACTTTAATTCCCAGCTTGTCCTGAGCCATTTTCTTAAACTGGGCTTCGGACATATCCTTTATCTGCTCCTGGCCGGCATACATGGCAAGCTGGAAATACTTTTCTTCCTCTGACAACCCTTTAAGCGTATCTCCGTATCCATCTGCAACAGCTTTCTGTTCAATTGTAGCCAGGCGCTGGGCCTTTTGTTCTTCTGTGGTCACAGCAAAGGATTCCCTTAGGATTTTCAATGTCTCATCCAGGGACTTCATGGAGCCGTCTTCATTGGCAATCTCAATCCCCAGCTCATTCATGACGCCTTCCATCGCCTCAGTCGGCTTCACCATGTTAGTAATGGCACTTCGGAGCTGGGTTCCGGCCTGGCTGGCCTTAATACCACTATTAGCCATTAAACCAACAGCAAGCGCCGTATCTTCCATTGTGTACCCAAGGGAACCGCATACGGGAGCCACATATTTAAATGTCTCCCCCATCATCTCTACGTTGGTATTTGCGTTGCTGGACGCTGCCGCCATGACATCGGCAAGACGTCCGGCATCGGCTGCCGTGTATCCCATGCCGGTAAGGGCGTCCGTCACAATATCGGATGTGGTCGCCAAGTCCGCGCCGGAAGCCGCTGCCAGGTTCATAATGCCGCTAATACCGCCCAGCATATCCTCTGTTTTCCAGCCTGCCATTGCCATATAAGACATGGCGTCTGCCGCTTCAGACGCGCTGAATTTTGTTTCCGCCCCCATCTCCCTGGCCTTATCTCTTAACCGGTCAAAATCCTCTCCCGTAGCCCCACTGATAGCCGATACATTGGACATGGCGCTGTCAAAGTCGGCTGTTGTTTTTACTGCGGCCGCGCCAATTCCAGCAACAGCAGCCGTAACAGGAAGGAAAGCCTTTCCTGTTTCGGTAATTTTCCCTCCAACTTCCTGAAACTTTCCTCCCAGTTCACCGATTTTCTGAAGCGTTATGTTAGATTTCTCCGCCTGTGTTTCAAGAGATTTTAGCTGTTCTTCTGTGGCGATAATTTCTCGCTTTAGTGCCTCGTACTGCTCCTGGCTGATTTTCCCCTGTTTGAACTGTTCCTCTACCTGCCGTTCGGCATCTTTAAGGGCATTCAGCTTATCCTTCGTTTCGCCAACAGCATCAGCTAACAGCTTCTGTTTCTGCTTTAATAATTCCGTATTTGACGGGTCCAATTTTAGGAGACGTTCCACATCTTTTAACTGACTTTGGGTATTCCGAATCTCTTTATTCGTTCCGCTTAACACTTTGTCAAGCCCGGTGGTATCGCCACCGATTTCGATTGTAATCCCTTTGATTCTATCTGCCACGATACCACCTCCTAAAATTTATCAAAATCGTTTTGTGTCGCCATATTGGGGTACTTAAATTCATCGTTTTGCTGTTCTGTAAACATATCCATTACTAAACCAATCGAAAGCAGTTCCAGGTCGCTGATTGAAATTCCCAGCCCGGCCGCTCTAAGCATGAATAAGGGAGTCGTCATTTCCCGGCTGGTCTGCTTCGCTTTTTTTTTGCTTCTACATCCGTCTGAACGTTCAAGTGCCACAGCCCCAGGAGCTGCGGCAGGATATTATAAATTGTGAACGTACTAAACTGGTCCAGCCACTCGTCCGGTGTTTCCGGCTGTGTGGGGTCTGCATGCTTCGCCATAATGTAGGCAACGTTTTCAAACAGTTCCAAACTGTCCAGCTCAATTCCACTTCCCTTGTCATCGTTTTTCTCAATCATTTCCTGTAAATGCATCAAGTCACGGAAAATATCCCGATGAAACTTTGACCGGTAAATTCGCGGGATTGCCGCGGAGGCCCGAAATTCTACCTGTTTGCCGTCTATATTGATTTTTTTTGTGATCATATTTCTCCTTTCTTACGCTCCAGGAGTCGGTGCGGGTGTCTCGTAAACCGTGTCATACCATCCTGTATATGTTCCCTCGTCGGTTGTATCACTTGTTTTGGCCTTAATGCGGCCATCCGGAAGCGGGGTCGCGGAAATTGTCAGTGTCTCCGTCACTGGTTCGATGGATTCCTCCTTTGTGTTGGACTCGATGGATGGACGCGTGGCGGTACAGTTATACAGCACGTGCCGGATGGATTTTTCGTCTCCGTCAAACTCGAACAGAAGGGCGAATGCTGCCTGTTTTGCATCAGCATTCTCAATCAGTACCTTTTTTTCATCAAGTTTTTCCCCTAAGACATCTGTGCGGAAACTTTCCGGAAGTAACGCCACCTCCAAATCTCCCTCGTATCCGTTGTTTGCCGCAGACTTATAAAATACGATTCCATCCGCATAAAACGGGCTGATATCTCCCTGGGCATCAAGTGAAATGCTCACAGAACCCCGAATCGGCACAGGTTTTTCAAACGTTATCGCTCCATTCTCTCCCACAGTTTGAACCGCATAATGGGAATTTTTAAGATTGTATTTGACCTTATTAGCCATTGATTACTACCTCCATTTCATATAACACTTCGTACATCTTCTCTGTTTCGATGTAAGTTTCATTTTTCTCATAGAAAAAGCCATGCTTTTTCAGCACAGCTTCCACTCTTTTTTCTGACTCTAAATCCTTTTTATTGGTATAAAGTTCAATATCAAGCTGATTGATTCCCTGATATACCACTCCATCCGCAGAAAAATTGTTGGTTCCGGGGTATAGGTACACCACAAAGGGAGGCTCCGGCGACTGCCCTTCGTCGAAATGATGATACGCCGGCGGAAGCCCGATAGATTTTACCATCTGGAATACTTCCTTCTCTGTCATCGCGATAACCTCTCTTTCAGCCGTTTTTCATAGCTTTCTATCGCCTGTTGCTCCACTGTAGATATGTGTGGTGTGCCGTTCACCCGACCGCCTCCGCGTTTTGCATGTCCTTTCTCAAGTAAATGTGTAAGTCCAGGCTTTTTCTTGTTATAAACCTTTATACCTATCGATACAGCATTTTCTTTTTCCACTTTTGATGACCAACCATCTTTATAGTGGCCTTTCTTGCTTCCTGCTCCTTTTGGGGATTTCTGCTTCAAATCTTTTACCGCCTCTTTGGCGACCGCTTTTGCTTCGGCCTTCATTTCGTCTACCACATCTGAGGCATATTCCTCCATTAACTTTGCAATTTCTGCACCTAAAGAGTCTATCTTAATGTCTGACATCCCATCACCCCTTTGCAGTTGCCCTGATTTTAATGGTTTCATTTTTAAACTGCACATTGTCAATACTGGTTATGTTGTACTCATGCCCCCGGTGCATCAGGCGGTATTCCTTCGTATTCATGACTCCCAGCAGCGGATGGTAACGCATGATAAACATGACTGTATCCTGCGCCTGTGTCTGTGCAGCTTCCCAATACTCCGAGCCTGACAGGTTATTCATGTAGGCATATCCTTTGTAGTATTCCGTCCAGGACGCTACCTGATTTCCGATATCATCCTCTACATGTTTGTTCTTTTCAATCAGTACCGGCTCCCGGTATGCGCCTGCGTTCATGGTCCACCCCCCTACAACAAGTTGATACAGTACATCCCTAAGATGGTATCCACCACCCGGTTGACATTGCTCTTGTCTACGGTCATTTGCCGGTTATCGAACATGTCAGAGATAAGTACCAGGACGGCAATCGTGATATCCTCATGGGTGTCAATCGCGGCGTCATCCAAGCCAGTATAGCTCTTTACATACTCCACAGCCGCTTTTTGGAGGATGGCAAGATATTCCCTGTCACCCTCCGTCAGATAAGCTTCATCTTCCCGTATCTGCCGACTGATATCACTCAGTGTTATCTCGCTTACCTTCATTCTTCACACTCCTTTTTGGCGCCATAGTCTCTATGTACCCGGCTGAGATAAGATCGTCCAGAATAGTTTGCGTCTGAATATCCCTCACCTCACCGGCGTACATGGATATGACGCCTGAAAATGATTTCAGTGCTTTAACTTTCATAAGCTTCCCCCTTATGCGGATGCTTTCATCACCAGCTTTGCGATTTTCTGAGCATTCTCAACCTTAGAGTCAATCTCGATCCATCCAACCACGCCAATTGCGTGCTGGGTGGCGAATTTCTCACGCAGCACCTCAATGGAGACATCCTCGGACAGTTTCACAGCCAGGCCGGACATGTCTCCATAGTAGATAGCGGTCTTCCCTGCCACCATTTCCGACATACTGCCTGATGTATAGACATCTTTCCCAAACAGCGTATAGCCCCATCTGGAAGTCGCATCTTTGTTTAAGATATAATTCCCGTCGTTGTCCTTCAGTTTCCGGATCGCCGTCCTGGTCTTTTTATTCATTATCCATAAGCAACTGCCCTGGTAGACATCCGGAACCGTCTCCTGCAAATCAATCAGCTCATCGGCAGTGATGGCAGCACTTGCCGCCGCTGTTACAGTCTGTTTTACTGTGCTGAGTCCAGACACCTTGTCAGCGGTTCCATGCAGCAGTTCCTTCTCGATCCACTTGCTAATCGCCTCCGCCATTGCAGTAACCACAAAGGATGTAATATCAAACTGACTATTGTTAACTAAAGATTTAGATACTTTAGACAGTGCGCCCGCCAGGAACCCTTTAAGTTCAATACTGCCAAATTTGCCAGACGTGGATTCCAGCTCAGTAAATTCCGTTGCATAGGCCATTTCAATACTCTGTGTCTCCTCGTCATAATATGGGATTGACAGGGTTCCGCCCACATTGTACCGGGTCGCAAGCTGGTAAATTGGACAGATATCAACCACTTTCTTAATGATTTTCTGTGCGATAGAAGTCGGAATCACGGCCCCATTGTCACCGGCGGTTAAATTGACGTCGGCGCGCTCCTGAAGTTTCTCGCCACGGATAAAGGCGGCAAATGCACGTTCTTCCAGCTCTTCTTTCTCCAATTCCTCATGTTTTTTCGTGCTGGTGATATTCAGTTTTATATCCCTGGCGCGTTCCATCTTCTCGATGGTACTGTCCAGAGCCTTTACCTGCTTATCCAGCTCGTCGAACTGAGTATCCTCTTCCGGGCTAAAGGCCCTCTTTTCTGTCTCGGCCGTGGATGTAAGCTCCTTCATCTGCTGGACCAGATCCGCCCTCTGCTCTGTAAGGGACTTTAAGTCCTCCGTGCGGTACTGCATGTACTGTTTTACAAACGCTTTCTTTCTCATTTCTTCGTCTCCTTTTCTAATTCCTTGATTCTGTTGTGATACTTACTCATATCAATGCTTACCTTTGTTTCCTGGGCCTCCACATAATCCGCACGAACCTCCAACGGTTCCGGCGTCAGCATTTCCTCGCCTGCTGCCCTGGTTTCGATGCTGGTCCCTTCATATACCGGCAGTTTTCTTTCATCTACAATGGATACTTCTTTTAGTACCATGTCCTCTACGTACCGACGCTGTAACCCGTTCGGCAACTCCTCCTCGCTGGCGTCTCTTTCTAAAAATCCAAAGGACCAGCCGCGCAGCTTCTTCTCTCTGGCCTTCTGGATAACCTCCGGATCTGTAATCTCCGCCCTCGCTCTAAGTCCGATACTATCCTCGTAAAGCGTCAGATTTGTTTTAGTGGAGCCAAGTACTCTTGTAGTGTCATGATTCAGCAACAAATCCACATCATTTCGTCTGACCGCCCGTTCAAAGACCCCTGGTACAATCTGTTCCACAAATCGCTTCCCTGTCTTTCTATCCCTGATAGGCCGGGAGTCCCTGGCAACTGCATTAACGTAACCTTCAATCAAGACACTGTCACTTCTGATTTCAACCCTCATCTATCTCACCTTCTTTCTTTACCGGCATTCCAAGTCCTCCGGTTTGGTTCATGTTTGGCATATAAAATTGCTTTGTTTCCGGATCATACAGTACATCTTGTAATCCCAGGCGTACAAAATCCAACCCCAACGGCGGCAAGTTCTCTTTCAAACGGATTTCATCAATCTGCATAAATCCGTTTTTGCTGGCCGTTTCATAGGCTCGGAAGCGTTTTTCGATATCACCTTTTGTAAGTTCTGACGTATCCGCAGCAAAATAATAGGACCCCTTCTCTAATTCAAGAAGCAGGTCCCTGTTCAGGGCGCATTCAAGTTCTTTTAAGATTGGATTCAGGCAATACTGGACAAAGTTTATCTTATCCTGCTCTGTGGCCCCGCCGTTAATCATAGCTGGTGGCATGTTAAACAGTTTGCATATTTCATCACTGTTCGTTTTCTTGTTCTCATTTAGCTGCATTTCCACGCTGGTATTGCTGGCCTCCTGGAACTCAAGTCCTTCATTTAAGATAACCACATTTTCTGTATTATTTTGATACAGATTGCGCCACGCTTCCTTAAGTGCATCTATAGCGGCCTGAGCCAACTTTTTGGGGGATTTGATAAATCCTTTTTTATTTCCGCCTGTCTTAACCAGTCCCTTCTCATACTTCAGAGAGTGGTAAGCTACACTCAACACTTCACTGTTCTCATCCACAACACTCTTCCCGGAGCGGCCATCTTCCGTGTTCCGCAGCACCTTCAGGAACTCAAATGGCTTATACCTTGTACCCTGGACCATGATGTCATAATCCTTGAATATTGGGTCAGATGTAAACATGAAGGAAATCTCGGACTCCTTGACGTAGTGCAGTGATTTTATCCGGGTCCCCGTCCGGTTGATGAATGCATACCCCCCTTTACCAGTAAGGTAATCCCTTGTCAGTGCCCGCTTGAACTGCACCCCATCCAGGGTATCCCCCGTATCATCATTTAGGCACCTGGGCCTTTCATCATCCTTTACCTCTTCCAGTTTTCCATCCACCAGCTTATACAACTTGATGGGTATGGTCGATACCGTTTCTGCTATCTTATTTACGCAGGCCGCAAAAGCCGGTACATTCATGGCCTGGTCCCTGGTCATGCAGTCTGCTGCCAGTATCGACCTTAATAACGCATCCTCGCCTGCCCCTATTTCCGTCTTTTCCGGTTCCGGGTCCGCCCTCATCCTGAAGGGCCACATAAGCAATCACTCCTTTCCGTTGCGATATCGCAACTAACATATCTGTGCTTAATCATCCGTTGTAATTTTCACTCCCCATTCTGGCAAGAAATTAATCTCATAATGGTATTTGTCTACTTCTGCCCCGCTAATATCCTCAACAACATAACATGTCCAATCATTTAAATATACAAGATGTTTTTTATATATTCCCTCTCCGACCTCGCAAATCACCTCAAGCTCATTTGACGAATTATTCAGAACCGAAAACGTCCCCTGCATTTCCAGCATCACTGTGTCGGTCCTGGCATTAATAACCGTAAGTTTCCTTGTTACATTGAAATTATTTGCTTCTTTTGAGACATTGCGCGATACCTGATCTGCTTCGGTGCATCCCATAAGTAATACGGACATAAGCGCCACAACTATAATGATGATTTTTAATTTTGCTTTCATCTTATCCTCCTAATTTTCTTTAACATACCTGTACCGTGAAGCCGCTGTCATCAAACATAATATCCTGCTGAAGCAGATAAACCGAGTCGATGGTACTCACCACTCCATCCACCTTTCCTTTGGATTTCTTCTTGTTGACATATCGGTTCATGTTAGTGTCATAGGTACATTTCGCATTTTCAAAATTGTTTTCCAGCAGCCGGTTTTCTTCATAATGCCATTTCCTGTTTGCCGCCATCTCCGCCAATAATTTAGTTGGCGGATGCAGGGTATCCGAATGTTGTCGTATTTCAACGGTGGTATACTTCTTATCCCATTTTTGGGCGCTTGACAGGGCATTGTACCGGTCATATCCGATAGCTTTAATGATTACTCCCTTTGATTCTTCCAGGTTGAAAACATAATCCTCGATCACGCCATAGTCTACCGTCATATCGCCACAGGCAATGCAGGTTCCCGCGGCAATGGCCGCCCGGTAATCAAACTTTTCAAATTCGCTCTTCTCATCAATTCTCCCCTCCGGAATAAATGTCATTATATGGCTCAGTATTTCTCCGTCCGCCTCTGCCGACATGGTCACGGAACAGTTATCGTTTGTCATGGCAAGGTCAACCCCCACATAAACCTCCCGGCCTTCCCAGTCTATCCGCGATACCTTGCAGGCCTTCACCTGGTCAATCGGGATGTATGTTTCAGTCCCGGCGCCCTGATAGATAATGTTACAATGCTTTGTCAGAAAGTTTTCCCGCAGCTTCTCGCGGTTTATGGCGTTTCGTCGCTTTTTCAGCAGATCGTCCCAAACATCCGGCAGCTCTAAGGCCAGCGGATTTCCGTGTGCAAGGATATCGTCATCTGTCGCCCAGTCTTTTGTATTATCAGGCTCATATAAAAGAGCAAACACTGACTCATCATCAATGAGGCCGTCCAGTATCTTTTTAGCATTGTCCACCTCATCCTCAAGCGGGTTGTCCGCCGTGGGGTATTTTGTGGATATGATAAAGCCCAGCTTATTTTTAATGAGAAGCTGACCGGAGCGCATAGCCTCCACCGGGTAGGATGTAGGCAGTGCCCCAACCTCGTCGGCAATAAACACACTTGGCTCTTTGCCGTCCATCCTGCTGGTGGAGTAATTAAGCGGCGTATATTTTGTCTTTGTGGGATTGTGCGAGATGTAGTCCCGCAACACCTTAAACTCGTTATCCTCAAATACTTCTGCGTTGGTCGCCAGCAGCGGTTCCAGAGCCTCCTTGATTTCTCGGGCCAGCGCCCCATCGGGAGCCACCGAGAAAAACCGGGAGTAGGCCGGTTCCAGGTAAAAGAGCAAAATAAAAAGAACAGCAACAACAAATGTCTTGCCATTCTTTCTGCAAATCTCTAATACCGCCGTTTGATACCGGCGCATTCTCTTATCCTTGCGATAGACCGTACATAAAACCGCTGTAATAAGTAGCCACTGGTATCCGGCCAGCGCCGAATAGATGGACTTCCCTGCCTTTGGCCCCTTTGCCATTTTGAGAATCTTAAGAATCTTATAGATTTTATCCAGCAGATTCTCGTTGATGATATACTTCTTATTCTTTCCCTTATACGTCCGAAGGAAGTCTGCGCATTGGAGAATGACATACTTCGGCGCCTTGATTTTCCCCCGACATACCCCCTCAGCATACACAACTGCCGGGTGCTTAACCTTCGTCTTCGTCGTCCTCATTGATTAAATCCATGATGGTCTTTTTCTTCTCCCCTGGCTTCACTTTCGCAATAGACAACTTCGCCCGGCTCTGAGGGGATAGGCACAGCTCATTGCAGCACCGGAAATATTCCTTTGACGCTTCGGCCCTGGCTTGCCGGTAAGGGTTTTTAAACAGGATGGACTTGTCATCGTTTGCCTGCCGGTCCAGCTCCTGGATACGGTCCACAGCAATGGCAGTCTGCGCAAGAATGAACAGATCCAGGTTCCCCAGGATGTCTGCTTCCTGAAGCTCCTCCATTATGTAATTGAAAATCTCCATTTGTGATTCCGTGAGATAAAGAGGCGGGACCAGCTTATCATTCTTTCCCCGGAGCTTATCTTCCAGTTCAAGACGTTGAGCCTCGTCCTCCTTCTTAATTGTGCCAGTCTTTACCCTAGCTGACTTTGCCGGTCTTGCCATTTTCTCACCTTCCCTCCAAGTTATTTCCGCAATCTTTATTTAAACAACACATCATAAGCGGTATCCGGCCAGCTTTCATCCATAACAACAGAATCATATTTTTCAAAAATAGCCTTATCTTCATATTTATCGTAAAAATCCTTAGCTGCTTTACATATTAAAAAACATAAACCATATGCATCTATGTCTATAAATCTTTTGCCATCTTTTTCATAATATGAACTATGTATATTAGGATAACCTAATACTTTATCTACGTGCAACTTAAATCCATCAATAAGCGTTTTTTCGTCTCGATCCTTCAGTTCAAAATTCCCTTCATGAAGCAACGAGCAACGCAAGGCGTAACATAATGTCCCATCGAATTGAAATTCTGGAGCATCCTCATCATCAATATAATATAATGGTTTTACATAGTTATCATACCAAGTCTTATATTGTTTTGCTGCTTGCCTTTTCTCTTTATTGTCTTTAAAGTCAGGGTATTTAATTTTCCCACAAATATCTGGTAACGTCAGAGACAATACTAATGCCGAAAGATAACACTCACATTCTATAGCCTTTCTAATTTCTTTAATTTTTTCTATCACTGTAATATTCTCCTTTTTCCGATATATTGTTTAGTGTATCGGTTTGAAGGTGAAAAATCAATTAAATTTTATTGCGAACAATCATCTGCTGAAATTCTCATTTCTAAGATTTTGTGTGTTTAGAGGTGGGGCGTCGGTGTCCGGGGGCGCGCCTGTTTTCCACACATCTCCCCGGGGGATACCCTATCCGTCAATCATAATAGTTCCTTCGCGCCGAAAGTTCTTTGCATGCTCAATGTTTGTCGTGTACCCACAACCTGCATTGCACAAGGCGCATGCTCTCCTGTCGCACAAATATGCCGCTTTGACCTCACATTCCTCCGTGACATTCTTTTTCTCTCCATCAATATAAATCTCTGTCCTTCTCATTACCTCTACTTCTCCTGCATAAATAATGTTCGCCTCAATAAATTTATTTTCTTGCAATTATCCCTCTGCCTCCTGTTCATCAATAATCCTTTTGACTTCCTCGTATGGTATTTCACCACTTTCACACATTTCATGATGCATCCCGCACACCGTCAGCAGGTTATCGTCATCCAGCCGCTTATCGTAATCCGTCTCTATCGGTATGGCGTGATGGACGGACAGGTTCTCGTAGTTGTACTGCCGGTCTGAGCCGTACAGACTCCGGATGCATATCTGACAGAGGTTCTTATCCCTATGCCTTATCTGCTCCCGCTTTTCTCTCCACCGTCTGGAACTGCGGAACCGGTCAATATAGGTTATCTTTTTCTGTACTGCTGGTCGTCGTCCACAGTCATATCGGCTATCATGTATGCGGCCGCAGTCAATAACGGCATGATTTTAGCATACCTATATCACCTTCTTTCATGTATTAAAAAAGCGCCTATCCATCGATAAACGCCCCACTACTTTTGTAAACTGGTTATACTTTTTCTTGCAAACAGAAGCATCCGGAATCGAACCGGAACCCAGGGCGCGACCCTGTCCACCTGCCGTTGGTGGGATGCTCCACACATTACCGGGTCTTCCCCGGTATGTACCAACTCACTCCGCGGTTGGCTAGGCGGATATCTTTCGGGCCGCACAGCAGCCAACTGGTATGATATCGACCAAGGGACCTTTCGTGTCACCTAACCGCCGTTTTCTATCCGATTTGTGAAGCCATGAAGAAAGCGGTAAGAACGTCGGCTTCTAGTCGTCCACCAGGCTGTTGCACGCTGGCGGCCGTACGGAGGTCCCGGCCGCTCTAATTTTCAAGCGGCCGGAATAATGATGAATGAAGCGAATCAGGCTTCTATCCCTAATTCGCTATCTACACTATAACACAGGTTAACAGAAAAAGTCTTGCGGTTAGTTGCGGTGTTTCAAAAAGCGGTCATCAAATTCCAGTAATGCCCTGCCATGCAGATGACAGGCCCAATAATAATCATATCCCATTCCGGAAGCCGCCTCGGTCATTGACTGATATTGTACATACAGACGGAACAGGATATCAGAATATTCCTCTCTTGATAAGCTCTGTATTTGATTAATGGCCTTATGCCTCATATCATGGTACTCGTCTATCTCAGAATTTATTTCTCGCTGCAAGTCGATAAGTCTATCTGATATACTGGTAAATCCTTCCCCGTCGGAACTCATCTGCACCCTGTCTGCCGAGTAATCCATTCCGCTTATGTATGTCCTGCGCTTCTTTAAAGTCTCAAACTCATACTGCTTTCTGTCGATATCGTGATCCAGTTTCCTAATCCTCTTCAAATATTCCTTCGCTGTCATTAATCCTCCTGTCTATGCGTAACAATATTTATTATTTGCCTCTCGGACTGTCTCTGTGGCAATCTGTGCATAACATGTCAGTGTCGTATTGATATTGCTGTGTCCAAGTTTACGCTGCACCAGTTCCGCCGGTGCGCCGTGATTAATCATATCGGTTCCACACGTGCGGCGGAAGGTATGCGGTGATATCTGTAAGCCCTTCAGACGCTCATCCCTGGACTGTATATTTTTTATAATCCACCGAATACCGTCTTTTGTTAACCGATTATAAGGTTTCTTCGTGGATACAAACAGAGCCTCATTATCATCCTTCCTGCCGGCAAGATACTGCGTGACGTGTACGAATGCCTGCGGCGAAAAATATATCTCTCTTTCTTTCCTGCCTTTGCCATAGATAACCGCCCGGCGGTTCACCAGGTCTATCTGATTGCGGTTAAGCTGGCGAATTTCAGAGATTCGGCCGCCAGAACTGTATAAAAAATCTATCAGGGACAGCTCTCTTTCTGTCCGGCAGCAGCAACGGAAAATCTCCCTCTGCTCCGGTGTCAGGATGGAACCAATCCGAAAATCTTCTTTCGTCTCCTTTATTCTTCTCATGGGATTCTCCGAAATAATATCATAATCGGTGGCCCAATTAAAAAACTGTCTGAGACATCTAACCTTCCCGTTGTACGTCTTGTCTTTCCACTTCCTATATACCTTACCGTGTGCGAGATAGCTCCGGATATGATTCTCCCGTATCTCTGCAACTCCAAGTCCGGTAAACTCGATTAATTTCCGCATCGCAAACAGGTACTGTGTAATCGTTCCTGCGGTCTTCCCCTCCACGATTAATTGGTCCCGCCAATTCCTTAAAACCCCAAATGTAATATCGGAGTTTTCAATTAGTTCGTTCGATGTATCATTTTGAACGAAAGTAAAATTACATAGGTTCATATATAAGACCATTTTCAGGTCTTCGAAATGTTTGTCTTTTATATAATCACTGGACTGAACCAGAATATTGTTGATTACTGCGTTTGCACTCATCATAATTGTTACCTCCTTGTGTATCTCCAAAAACTCTTAGCTATGTATCTCCGTTTCCTCCATTTTCTTCTACAATCTTTATCCGGTCCAAGCCTCTATACTTCCGAAGCTCTTCTGTTATCAGGTTCCACCGGATTACAAATTCATCTTGCCAGGTCTTTTCCCCTCTGGCCGAAATTTGATATATCCCCTTGTAAATGGAATAGTTTTGTGCATATAGATAGACATGTTTGGCCGATAATCCTATCTTGTCCTGCACCTCGTTCCGTGACAGCCCGGCAAAAAGTATTTTATCTGTTCTTACATCGGTTACATCATACAGGTTTCTGCTCATTTTTCGCCTCTCTCTCCTTGCTTCTGTTGTCCAGTTCTTCCAAAAGGTCCAACATTATATGATTACATAACTCACAATCAAATGTTTTTCGAATTTCACCATACTCTTTTACAATCTCATCCCATTCCGGAGAATCATTTGTCAGCGGGACCTCTCTCCACTTGCACCAAAACTTGTTGTAGCATCTCTGAAATATATCTTTTATCTTTTCATCCGTCATATCATCACCCATTATTTAAATATAAGCTCATCCTCGGCAGCGGCAGCTTCAAAGATTCCTGTCTTGTTCTCCATCCAGTCATATTCTTTAAATTCTCCTGGGGAATTTCTCAATCTCTTTGTGCTTGTCTCAAAATAAAGTGGTATAAATTCGTCTTGTACGCCACCGTCTCGGTCTTTGCATATCTCGATTACATTGGTACAAGAATACAAGGGATTATCTAATTTCCACTTAAACATCTCCTTTGAAAGCCGCTTAAAGTCTTCATTTACCCGATGAAGGACAAAGGCATTGTCCACGCGGTTTACGATATCATTACTGCCGGAGACGTCATCCAGGCGAAGGAATCCGGTTGACTTCCTGGGATGTGCCACAAATAGGATGTGGATATTGGCCTCCTTTGCGAAGTTTTCCAGGCATTCCACAAAGTGACTCTGCTGCTGGTATTTATCATTTCCCATCGTCATCAGGTTCAGCGCCATCATATTGTCAAGAATCACTAAATCAACCTTATGCTCCGTTACGCACTTCCGGATCTGCGTCATGATAGAAGAAAACTCGTTCCCATAGTAATTGTTATAGATATACACCTTTTCATCCAGCCATTTTGAAATTAATTCATCAAAGGGCGAACGAACAATGTAATAATTATCATATTGCGTCGGTGCCACATAGGACTTCCCGGCCGCTTGTAGCAGCAGCCATTTCAATAAATTCTTTGGTTTTAATTCCCCACTGAACAGTGCCGTCCTGTATCCTTGCTCTGCGGCCTCTATTGTAAGCTGTGAGATGATGCTTGACTTTCCTGCTGCCCTGAGTCCGCTTAAACAGGTAACGAATCCCTTTTTAAGTCCTCTCATTTTTTCATCTATCACAGAGATTCCCGTTTTTATAAACTCCTCCGGTGGTTCTTTCATCAGGCGAATTTGCTCCGTTGTGAAAAATACCGGCTGCCCCTCTACAAATTTGACTTGCTCCACTTTTTCCACGACGTAATCCGGATTCCTGTAGTTTGGCCGGGGCCGTTCTTCAACATACTGTCGGTCATAAGCATCCGGTTCGTACAGCCTCCGAACATCCTGCCAGGTTTTGTCTGAACAGGAATTGTGGAAGCAGTGAAAGCCGATAGCTCCGTTTGCCATCAGGAAGATACAGGCATCCTTTCCGGAATGGCTTTCATCAAACGGGCAATGCTCCAAAATAAATTTTGTACCGCTACCATAGTCTGATTTCTGGTATCGCAGGCCATACCGATTTAACCACTCCTCCAGGTCGAACCGGCCAGGGTTATAATTGTTATACCTCTGCGGCTTCTCAGGTGCCGGCAGCAGGCCCGCCAGTTTCTCCAGCAGTGCTTTACTGTTCTGCACTGGTTTTTCTGGCGACCGGATTATAAAGCTCATCCGATGGGGCCGCTCCGGCGTATCGGCTCCCTTCTGCGCTTTTGTCCCGTATAATTTGCAAATCCTGGCCGGGTTGAAGTTTGCTGTATCAATTTTTACCTTGTCGTCTGAAAAGAACAAATCCAAAACAGTAAGGCAGTTCTTAACCAGATTTTTATTATCCTCGTCCATTTTTAGGCCAATCCGGTAAAGCAAATGAACGCCGTTGCCACTAAAGGCAACTATCGGCTCTTCAAACCCATTTCGTTTAAGAAAAGCATAAACTTCATTGCCTTTTACTTTCGCTGCCTGTATCTGCGCATCGCTGGCCGAAGTGCCTGCTGCCCTCTGCGGGTCTATATCCACCATCAGCCAGTCATAACAGAAAATGTCAGAGTCTGTAGTTGTTGGCTTTACATTTCGTATAAGCTGGTCCCGCTGCTTCCGGGAATAACATTCATCCTTGATACCATTCAGGGTGATGTAGACATTGGCGCCGGCGCCAAGTTGTATCGACCGAAGACAGTTAAACAAGGTGTCAGCGGAGGTGAAATATCCACTGGCGTTTCCTCCGCTGGCGATAATGCGGATTTCAAACAGTTCTCTCTCTGGTTTCATGATTGTAATCGTTTTTCGGATCTCGTTCTCGTCAAAATTCATTCAAGCACCCTCCCATCCTTTGTTGTTCGAGGGACAGGTTTGTAAATTTCCTGTTTACTGCCTCCATTGTCCTGGGTTCTGGAAAGCCAGTTATTAATAAATCTCTCAATCCCTCTTGCGGTCTTTCTCTTTGTCTGGTTGCTATCCAGCCATGTCAACATCTTTTTTAGTTCACATATAACATCTACTGCCGGAAATGCCGCCTCCCAATTTTTAATTTTTTTTAATGGGACATTGTAGAACGTTCCGTCAACAAGAGGCAGAAAAATATCGCTACAGTCAGGAGCGGGAATCCCCGGCTCCGGACATATATATTCTTTTTTCTTTTCATTCTTATCATTCTTTACATTCTTGTATATGTTCCTGACTGGTTCCTCACTGGTTCCTGACTGGTTCCTCACTGGTTCCTGACTGGCTCTTTTACTGGCCCCCAACCCTTGAAAATCTTCGTAGTTTACAATGAAAATAGTGGTTCTTTCACTGGCTCTTTTTTTGACCATTTCTATCATGTTATCCTGCATTAACTGCGAAAGATAGCATGCTACCTTTTTTCTGCTCCATCCCCACCGTTCAGCAAGAAACCTTTCACTTCTGTATATATATCCGCGTTTCCCATCTATAAGATTCCCGCGCCTGTCCAAAAATTTCTCATCACTATGCTTTGCCAGCAACAACAAATCAATCCATGCCTGTCCTTTTGAAAATGGCTTCTCATCCCACACCCAATGTTCCTGAATTGTCCGGCTTACTTTTATCCATCCGGCCCCACCTTTTTTCTCATCACTGGTCATCTGAATCATCCTGTTCAAGCCTCCGGACGTAAGTGTCATATCCATTTTTCCAAGCCATCTCCAAAAAACACATCAGTCGATTGTAATCTTGCAAATCACAATTAAAAACAAGACTATTTCCTTCGCCTTCGATTTTTATCTGTATCATCATGAACACCACCCTCCTTCTATATGCTGTCAGCCTGTTAAAGCATCCTATTTTTATTTATATTCCGGGAGAAGCCGGTCAACCTCTCCCGGGAGTTCACTCAAATGGCATTCAATATTTTCGTGATATATCAACCAAAGCGCGTGAACAGTTGATGGGTTACTATGTAAAGGGCTTTGCCCGTTACAACATTTTTACATCAATGCCATAATTAAAGCCAAGGTACAGTGAAAGACCACTCGACAAATCTCGTTCTTTGAACAGTAATACAACGCGGCAAACATCTCAGCCAGCAGCACGCATGAGCGTATTGTAAAAAATATCATGTTTTATCCCTCTCCATCCTTTATGTCAGAAACATTGCCTTTTTCAACAGCTCCTGCATTACCCGTCGTTCATCCCGGATAATTGCAAGCCCTTCATCTAAACTGTGCATTCCGTCTGCTATACGGTTCGATATCCTCTTGTTTGTACACGCCTCTATGGCTTGTTCGATATTGCTGTAATATCCGATCGGTTTGTATAGCTGCTCTCCGTTTTTATCCTTGCCCGTCGCCGTCTGAAGCGTCACGCCGTAACCTGTGGTGTCTATGTAGTAATTATCAATCAGGTGCATCATATAGACTCATTCCTCCTATCGCAGTTTAAAAACTATTACCCGGGATTTTGGATTACAAAGCAGATTGTAATAAATCGTGTGCGTCTCTTTGTAGAAAATTGCATATACCAGGTCGTCTTTGTAATTTATATAATGCTTTGTCAAAAACCTCCTCGCCATTTTATCCCCTCCATCCTTGCTCTTCTAAATTATATATTTCACATAAGAAAAACTGTTTGCACATTCCCCACATATATGTGGAGATTCATTCTCTTCGCCAGCCAAGTAATAAAGCTGCTGTTTGTATTTAGTACATACCGTTATATTAAAATATCCTGACGGATATCTTTTTAATATCACCTCATACAAAGGACATTTATTACAATGATGCTTATCCATATCCACCTAACAAAACCTTCTATCCCCTGTTCTGCTTTCCTGTCTTCACTTAGATAGGACAATACAATGTTTACAATCGTTCCGCCAATTTTCTAAATCTTTCTGTCAGCATACGCACACGCCTCCAATCAAGTTCCGCCCCGCAATGTGGACAAAACATGTAATCATCTGCTACGCCAAACCCGCATTCCGGGCATTGATAATCCGGTTCCATGTTGTTAATGTCCGGACCAGGCCCCATATAGGCCACTATCTCCGGTATCACAACCTTGACTAATCGTACCTTTCTCATTTTCTACTCCTCTATCATTCTTCAAAATATTTTTTCAAAAACTCTTGGATATAATCATAGTCCCATCCGCCAGAACCATTAATGCTTGTGTCATTCTTTAACAGCTCCCACGCTTCCTCACGAGTGTCGGCTTCTCCAATCAGCCAATCATAATCTCCGCACGTCTCGCAATACAGGAATTCCTCATCCAGCAGTTCATTGGACGAATAGACTCCTCCCATATGATTTTCGTAAATATACATATTCCTCCTTAAACGTACCAATTATCCCTGCTGCCGCTCGGCCCCTTACAGAATACCGCCGGCAGCCAATGGTCTGTTTTATACTGTGTGCCGCGCTTTACCTGCGGAAGTAACAATGTTTTTCCATCTATCAGATATGTGAGAAACGGAGTCGGCTTCCGATGCACTTTCCCTTCGCTGATAAGTTCAGCCAGCATGTCGTACGCCTCCTGCTGCCAGCCTGTCCAGAAAACCACATGCTCACATGCATCTGACAAGGCATCCATATTACCTTTATAGTCGTAATCGTTCTGCTCAAACAGCCATTCAAGTTCTGCGTAGCTCACATGATCGTTCCGTTCTATGTACTCTAATGCCCTCTGTTTCATTTCTTCTTTTTTCATTCCTCATCCTCCATATTGGAAATCCATTCATACTGCCACTGAAAAGCTTCTTCGGCGTCCTCTGGTTCCCTGCCATTTTCTCGTATAAAATTCTTTATTGCCTGGGCCGCGCTTAATCTCTTCCACTCTTCGTCTGACATCATGGGAATATCCACTAAGGGAAGACTCACATTTTCCCTTATTTTAAATTCACCAATAACCGGATAACCTAAAATCATCATAATGTTTTCTCCCTTCTCCCAGCTTCCAGCCCGGCGTAATATGCCCGATTTATTGCTTCGACAGTGGCCATGCCCTGAATCTCGTCCGCTTCGTCAGGATCGTCTAAAGCATCTAGCCATTGATGGACAAATTCCTGTTCGTCTCTCGGATATGTTATGCTGCCTTCCTTGATTTCTGGAACCCGGTTTCTTCTTCCGTAAAGAAAGCCATTTATAAATATTTCTTCTTCAATTGCACACAAATATTCTTCGAATGCATTGCGCATAGCCCTGTAGGCTTCACGAACTGAACCTGATGCCGGTTCGATATCATTTTCTAAAAAATCTCTGTATATAGCTTTCAGTTCTTCTTCTGTAAAATCATCTTTTTTCATGTCGTTTACCTCGCTTTCCACTCTAGTTACCAACTCCTGTTCATTAGTTGGATATGCTATTCTTATAATCTTCCTCTATATCCTGTTGCAAACCCCTTAATTCTTTAATTACATCTTCGATTCTGTTTAAATAATCAAATACAATATGGTTTTTAATCTTTGCTTCGTTATAGAACACTTTCAACACGTATTCTTTCGGATCTGATTCTCCGAAAAATTCTTGAAATAAATCGTCACATATCGTAAAAGCTTTTCCCTGTGCGAGTTCTAATTCTGTAATTGCCTCGTCCATTCTTGTTATTTTGTCGAAATTCATCTTAAATCCTCCTTTGATTTTTCGCCGGAACCGTGGTATTATGTATTTGTGTTATAATCCATCGGCTCCGGCCGTGGCCCTTTTCTGATTGCCGTCAGTTAAGGGCTTTTTCTTTTTCTTCGGCAGCAGGCGTTTCGCCGGCAACGTGTGTAATCAGCGTGTCAAGGTTAATCAGGATTCTTCGGCCAGCGCGGTATACCGGTATCTCTCCCTGATTTACCATCTGCCGGATTCTCCACTCACCGAGGCCGCTATCCGGGTCCTGCTCTTTAAAGTAGGCTGCGCATTGTTTAATCGTCCTCATTCTCGGTATTTCTGCCATTATGGTTCCTCCTGTAGCTGTCCGGTTCCGGCCAGATATCCCAGCCAAAAGATATATTTTGCCCCATAACCCACCGCGTTGTGAAATGTCTTGTGCTTCGTTTCGGAACCGGCCCTGCTGATATAGTAAGCCAAACAATCATTAAATTGGACTGGCGGTTCTTCTGAACGGTCCAGTTTTTTGATTAACGGAAGTATCTGACCAGCCATACCTCTAGCCTCTTCCATTCCCTTCTCTTCTCTTCTATTTTTCCAGGCATCAAATAAGATTGATAATGCATCAGCACCATATACGTCATAGATATACTCACCGAGACAGCCTAATCCGCCATCTTCCTCGTCATTATTTATACAAGGGCCTTCAAAAGAGGCGTATTTCACAAACTTTTGTGCGGCATCTTCTTGAACAGCGGAGTTGATGTATAGACATTCTTCTTTTTTATCATATATCACAACAAAGTCCGTCAGTTTCGTGTGATACTGGGTGCCAAGTAAGTAAATTAAATGTACCGGAAGTTGCGCCGGCGCAACTCTTTTAACTGCTATTTCTTTCATGCTTCTTCCCTTCCTTTCTTTAATAACAAATCATGGAACCGATCCGACGGCCCGTCTTCGCCGCAGTAAAATTTCAAGTCATCAACGGCGTTCATCCACTGCAAAAGCATAATTTCCAGATCCTGATTCTGATAATCCCACAGGAGACAGGCCACTTCCTGGGCGGTTCCGATGGGTTTATCAGGCGGCCACTGTTTCAACTTATCCATCGTATAAAAATAGTCCTTACATTCCCACCGTTCCCCGTCATATTCTTTCGTCACAGGATATAAATGCTGAAGTTTTTGAGGTGTCAATCTCCCGATGGCGTCCATCACCGTTTTAACTTCCTGGTAGCGGCTTTCAATTTCTAGACAGGACTTCGGCTTGATATGTTTGATTTCTCTCCACTTCTCTTTCTGAGCTTTAACTGCCAGATATATGTATTTAGACAGGTCATCCCCCTGTAACCGATGCACTTTGGATGTACCGCCACGCGAAGCCAAGAATCTCCACAGGGCATTGCTATACGTCCCGTTCCCCGTCTCGTGTCTTCCGTCATTCTCCCACATGTCCCAGGCTCCCTTTGCAAAGGGAATTAGTATATTGACCGGTCCTCTATATTCTGCCAACAGGCAGCAGGTGAAGAATAGTCTTTCTGCGAAAGGGCGAAGATTCAAGGGGAAGCGCCGGTACCTCAGTGTAGTTCTGAATATGTCGGCTATATCGTCATAGTCTTCCGATGAAGCCTTATAGCCGAATGCCTCTGGTTCAACCTTCATCAAGCTCTTTTTGTCCATCCGCCTGAGAGCATAAAGCATATTGTTAATATTTATAATCCAAGAACTATGAGCCTGCGTCGCTTCTTCTATCTCGTCCAGATATTCCGGTTGTAAATACGCTTCCAGTACAGCCCTGCAAAGCTTCAGGCCGTAGGCATCAACTGCTAATCCCCGGGATGCAGGTTTCATTCTAAAAACATGAACTCCGTCTCTCAAACCACCCTCTTCAATTCTGTCGCAACAGGACTTTGCAAACAGTTCCATGTCCCCACCCTTCATAATTTTGCATATACTGAAGATGGGTTCTGAGACATACTTCCCCTTCTTTATGTGCTTTAATAAAAGCTCTTTGCTCTCTGTGTCCATTTCTATCTATTCAACCTCTTTCTGTGTCATGATTTGTCCATCGTGAAAAACATACAGACGTTTTACTTTAAATTCTTCTGTTCCTTCGAGGCCGATATCATTGCAATACATGTGATTGACTCCGATTTTCTCATCATTATCGTCATACACATCTAAGTCACAATATCCTTTCATTTCTGAGATTTCTTTTAAATCTTTTTCCGAAACAGGGCGCAACAGAAATGATGAACTATCTTCTGAATGAGCTACTGTTCTGATATGTTCTCCGTCGAAGCAAATGTCATCAAAGTACAACGCTACGCTTCTTTCTTCGTTCTCAAGCCATATAATGACATTTGCATCTATGTCATTAGAGCTAACCTCCCTGATCGTCATACCAACAAAATCTCTTAAATCCTGACCATAATAAACTTCATCACCATATTTCATACCGCGCTCATAGTTTTCTTTTCTAACAGTCTTATTCATTTTACTTCTCCTCCTCTTTTATCCTAAGATTCTTTCAAGTTCTGGAATTACGCTTTCAAAATACACCCAGGTATCAACTTCTTTTACCGAATGTTCGCTCTTGCTCCGCCGGTATTCTCCATATTTCTCCGTCTTAAGATGGCATTCGTTTGCAATCCGGCCAACCTTATTTGCTGAAATTCCAAACAATTCCCCTATCTCGCTTGCCGAATACACTTTTCTTTCCGACTTCGGCAGAGGCAGAATCGGCTCTCCGGCTAATGTCTCGGCGGCCTTCGCGGTTAGGATTGTTTTATATGTACCTGAGAGCGTATCTACCTGGGCCAGCTTAAGATATGTCTGCGCCATCCGGGAACGGGCATTCATTTCCATGATTCGGGTACGGTCTTGCGTATCGGCTTTTTCTTTCAGTGGAATACCCTCCCGGATGGTATTCTCCATGTCGTGAAAACGGTTGATATAGCGGGCCGTAAATTCCGTTCCTTTAATTCCAGTCAGCTTGTGGGCTGTAAACTCGCAACCCTTCTTTGTAATTTTGAAACAAGGATATTCTTTTCCTCTTTTCACATAACTACTTTTTTTGAAAGAAATCTGACGGCTGAATTTTCAGCCGTGAATCTGACTCCTCACTTTTGAGGAGTGAAAGTTCTTCCAGGTATCCTCTGATATCTGCCAGCAGATTCTTGTGTTCCTTGCCTAACATCTCCGCTACTTCGCGGCTGTCTAATGTCTGTTCGATTTGTTTTCTCATGCTTCCTCCTTATACATTCACTCTGTAGGCTGCCAGCATCTCCTTTATTACAGATTCATACACCGGCCGCAAATCCTTGTCCGCCTCAATTACTGTCAATTTATTGATAGCATTTATCTGTGTGTTATTGGCTCCTGCATTTGCCGCATTCCCTTTGGCGTTCCTTACTTTCAAATCCAGCCTGCAAGGACGCCTGCGATTAAGACGTTCATAACTCTCCGCCCGCACTGCCCTGTACCGCTCCTGGGAGCTACCTATGTATGGATAGTTGTTGCTTTCAGCAATCATGGAAAGACTTTCATTCACCCATTCACGGAAATTCTTTTCTACTGGCCTGGACAGAGCCTGTGCAATTACCTTCTGATTCTCTTTTACCTGCTCCAATTCTACCGCTTGTCGCTCCTGTTCTTTGGCTTGTCGCTTCTGCTCTAACTCCATGTTGATCATCACTTGTAACTGGGGAGACATTTCCTGCATCCGGAGCGTCATTTCCTTTGCGCCATCTTCCACTTTTGTAAAGTAGTCCCTGGCCGCTTCGCCTTTCTGGTTCTTCTGGGTCATAGAAAGCTTCTTTGCAAAATGGGCGGTCAGTTTAAAATCATCAGCAAAATTTCCCTTTCCTTCACTCTTCATGCAAGAAGAGTAATAATCTTTTCCCTCTTCAGCAAATGGGTTTTCCAATATGTTACTCTTACACCACCGCGCATAATTTCCAGGATTCAATTCCAGAAAGTCATACAACTTCTTTGCCGTCGTCATCCCGTTCTCGTCAATCCCCAGCGCGATCTCGATTGGTGTCAGGTGGGACGTGTCTACTGTTTTCTGATTGATTAAATTGTTCATGCTTCCTCCTTCTCTGCTTCCTGGTCATCTGCAAAATATTCCACTGGCACGCCGAAATATCTTGCTATAGCCAGAAGCTTATCAAATTTTGGGTTGTATCTACCATACTTCCAGTTGGTCAATGTAACTGTAGAAACACCCGTTCGTTTCGCCACTTCATAATCTGTCACTCCTGCCCTCTCCCTCAATTCTGCATACTTCCGATACAATCAGTTCACCGCCTTCCATAATCAAAATAATATTGACATTATCTTAGTTTTCTTATATAATCAAGTTACCAGCTAAATTAATAACGAAAACTAAGCCTTCTTTTGCTTAGCTATGATTACTAAGCTGTTTTTAGTATATCTCAGTAATCATAGCTTGTCAAGCATAAGTTTTAGTTTTCATAGTTATTTTCAGAAAGAAGGTTAACTATGTACGAATATTACGAAGCGCTATTGAAAAAATATGGCGTAACAACATATCAAGTTGCAAAAGCTACAGGAATTTCAACCGCTTCATTTACCGGATGGAAACAAGGGAAATGGAATTTTAAATCCGACAAGCTTCAAAGAATTGCTGACTATTTTGGTGTTCCTCTTTCTTATTTATTGACAGGGGAAATGGAAGAAGACGTGAAGGAAACCACGCTAACGCCCAAGGACAAGCGTGATATTGCCAAGGATCTGGATAACATTATGCGAAAGCTGGCCGCAGGCGAAGCGGGTCCGGCGGCATATGACGGTGAAGAGCTAGATCCAGAGGCAGCAGAACTCTTTAAGGACGAACTTGAACTCGCCTTGCGTCGGCTTAAAATGATAAACAAAGAAAAGTATACCCCTAAAAAATATAAAAAGTAGGTGATACTATGGGGGAAATCGAAAGGATTGAGCGTTTAGTCGCATATTACAAAAGAACCTATGGGACTTCTGATCCGTTTGAAATCGCAGAGCAGCTCGGGGTACTGTATCAAATCGGAAAAGCAAAATATGATGGCTGTTATATGTTTTTAAAGAATCATCGTTATATATTTTTGAATGAAGAACTGGGTGATGTCTTTCTCCAACTCGTGATGGCTCACGAGTTGGGACATGCTGTCCTAGATCGGAAACAGAACTGTTATTTTATCAGAGATAAAACTTTGCTGCTTAATTCAAAATTTGAACGGCGTGCAAACCTTTTTGCGGCTTATCTTCTCATTACTGATGACATGCTGCAAGATTATGCCGGGCATACCAGAGAACAGTTCTGTGAGTGTACCGGCTATCCACCTGAACTGCTCGATTTAAGATTAAAAAAATGGGAGGCACTATGAAAAAGGCGTTATTATGATTTCAGTATGTTGTTTTTTATTTACGGCCTGTACTAATACCAATAATGCAGAAGAAAACTCACCTGTAGCAAGTGTAGAATCCGTTACTGAAACTTCTCAAAAAACAGACTCAGAAAGCGTTATTGAAAGTTCTTCCGCAGATGCCAAAGTGATATACTTCCAATCAGATGAGATAGTTAATAATTTCTTCGAAGCCTATAATTCTATTGCGGCAGAACCTATTCCAGAAGAAGAAATACAGAAGGGAAGCATCGCCACAAAAGCTCTGGTTTATATGGATGACTTTCGCATGGAGATCATTAATTCAAAAAGAGATTTTCTGTCGGTATCTATTGGAACAGACGAAAAAGACGACTCCATTCTGCATGACATATTTATCAACTGTATAAAAAGTATGGATCCATATATCACAGATACAGATCTTGAAAGTGCCTGGACTGAACTGCACGCAACCGGATATATGATAGAAAATTATGATTTACATGGTATAAAAATCTCGTATATGCCGTATAAAGAACTGTCAAGCGGGCATTCCAGCCCGAGATTTGATTTTACATTTCAGCTTAACTAGGAGGACACCGCATGAAATTCGGAATGAGAAAAGTAAGCCCCATGAAGTCCTTTAAGGCCAGGACCACCGGCCGGGCCAAAAGGGCGATTAAAAAAGCGATTATCCCAGGATACGGAAAGAAGGGCATGGGCTGGCTGAAGAACCCGAAGAAGGCTGCCTATAACAAAATCTACAAAAAGACTACTTTTAGCCTTTTTGATTTATTTAAATAGCCATTGGCTTTTTAATGAAAACTTTTGGAGGATAAAATTATGAAGAAAAGAGTATTACTGATAGCTGGCTGCTTATCTTTTGCGCTGTGCGCTTCGGCCTGTAGTGATTCCAAAGAAACAGCTATTACGCAAGTTGTAACTGAAGCAACATCTAAGCCAACTGTAGAAACAGAAAGTGCTACCGAGTACAGCACTAAAGCAGTTGGCCCTGTTTCCAATACTTTTCCTACAAAACTCATTAATGATACTTCTAAAACTGGCACTCTTGACTATATATTGTTCCCTGATACAATGCGGTGGAACATGGCTCCGGCAGAAGTAAAAGATACTGAGACGAGAAGCTTAGATTCCAAATATACTTTTGAATCTAAAAACCCAGCTTTTTTAAATTATAAACTCGATAAAGCAACAGACAAATATTTTGATAGTGCTAGTATAGTTTATTGTTTCCCAGATAACAAGCTACAGGCAAGATGGTGTAGTTTTGATTCTAATAAAATTCTTGATTATAGAGATATGTATAACGAGATTAAGAATGTCGTGTCATCAAAATACGGAGAATATGAATCAGAAAATATTGTCTGGACTGATACTACATACCAGCAAGATGATTCAAAATGGAATGATGCTTTTAGATATGGTTATGTCACGATAGAAACTACGTGGCACACAAGCGATACAGCGGTTATAATAACATGGGATTATAATAACGATATGACTGTAGCTGTTTCTACGTTAGATTTTGAAGGTCAGCTATAATGTAAAAGCCCCAGGAGCTGCGAACTCCGGGAGCTTTTAGATAATCCGTACCGGCAAGGCACCGATACAATGTACATGAACAAATATATTGTATCATCCAGGCGCCAAACTTTCAACCGGTATGGCGTCTTTTTTGTACCCATTTTAAGGAGGATGATACTATGGCAAGCATAAGAAAACGTGGCGACTCTTATCAAGTCACCGTCAGCAACGGCCGCCGGGCCGATGGAACGCAAATCATAGAAACCAATACCTACACCCCGGAACCGGGCATGACAAAGAAACAAATCGAAAAGAAGCTGAATGAATTTGTCGTGGACTTTGAGCGGGCGGTAAAGTCAGGGAAATATTTAGACGGCGAAAAGATCACCTTTGAAGAGTTTTCAGAGCGATACATGAATGAATATGCAAAACAGCACATCGAAAAAGCCACCCTGTCACAGTATGAAACGCTTCTGCGGATTCACGTTATTCCAGCCATCGGGAATCTAAGACTGGCGAAGATCCAGCCAGCACAACTCAATAAATTTTACCTGTCCCTGTCCGAGAAACGCAAGGACGGCCGCGCCGGCGGATATTCTGCGAAGACGATAAAGCATATCCATACTTTGATAAGTGGTATCTATAAGCTGGCCGTTCTCTGGAATATAGTTTCAGAAAACCCCTGCACGCGCGTATCCCCTCCAAAACAGAAAGGCGGTAAAACTATCAAGCATTTTACTTTAGAGCAGGCAGAGGCTTTTCTTGAGTCCCTGAACCATCCTTTTCAGACACAGGTTAAGGGACATAATCGGGTAGACGATACCGGAAAGAGTTACCACGTGGACAGCTACATCCAAAAAAGAAACCTTCCACTTCAATTTAAGGTTTTCTTCTACCTGGCCCTGTTTTGTGGCCTGCGCCGCGGAGAATTGATTGCGCTGGAATGGAGCGATTTCGACTTCAAGGAAAAGACTGTGAATATTTCAAAGAGCAGTAGCCTTGTAAATGGAAAAGTGATCACAAAAACCCCAAAAACCGAATCGTCAAACCGGATTATCTCAGTGCCTGAATCCGTTATGCAACTTGTCCGACTGTACCGCAAAAAGCAAGTTAAATTGCGCCTAAAACTGGGTGATGCATGGGAGGGTGACAATTATGTGTTTGTCCAGTGGAACGGGCGGCAGATGTATCCCAGTACGCCTTATGGAGTGTTTAAGGACGTGATCCGGCGGTACAATGCTACCGTGAAGGATGAGAATAAGAAACTACCGGATATTCCGTTACATGGACTCCGGCATACGTCGGCCACACTACTGATTTCCAAAAACGTTGATATTAGAACCGTCGCTGGACGCCTCGGACATGCGCAAACAAGTACCACAACAGATATTTACAGCCACTTCCTAAAGAGGGCCGATACGGCTGCATCTGATACGTTGGAAGAGCTTTTTAAAAGCAAAAAAGTCGTGAATATTAGTCAATGAAAAAACGTTAGTCAAATGTTAGTCAAATGCAAAAAAGACACCCCGTATGGGATGTCTTTTTTCTGTAAACCCTTGTAGAATAAGGGTCTTAGTACGTGCGTGAGAAGATTCGAACTCCCGACACCTTGGTCCGTAGCCAAGTGCTCTATCCAGCTGAGCTACACACACATATTAAAGGACATTGTCCTTAACAACGATACTAATTATACAATGCTTTTCCATAATTGTCAACTGAATATTTCGCTTTTTTTAATCCTTTTCACCGCGGCATGGAACAGTGCAGACAGCATGAACTG